GTCCGCAACAGTTGTATCAGCTCGATTTTAACGCGCAGTACAATCATCAGCATGGTATAAAAAATACCACCTGAATGGAAGTTCGTGATTACAAATCCTGCCTCTTGCAGCTCGGCAATTTTATGATCGCGCAGTGTGTCCATATCAGGGATGGGCAGGACTTCATCCAGTATATTTTTATCAATCATTTGCGACTACCTCCACTCTGACGGAATCCACTATAATATTTAACTGCCGTGGTTCGTTCTCTTCTGCAAACTGGAAGGAAGTACGGACTATAAGGATATCATTTTGAAGGTCAAGTGTTACCGCTATGCTTTCCGGCAGAATCACTTCACGCAGTCCGAGCTTGCTTCTAACCCGCTGCGTGATTTCCAGCCGGGTCAGTTCGTCAAATTCAGACTGAATGAACTCATACAAACCCCAGCCCCATTCTGCGTCATAGAACAAATCTCCCGGCTGCGTTAATGCTTCAAGCACAATATTCTGATAAAGACAGTCAAGCTCCGAGCATAGGGGCGCGTCACCGTCAGCCGCTTGTGTCAGCTGCCAATGATCACTCAATCTGATATCGGTATCATGCAGCCCGGTCATAGCCTCACCTCACCAATAATGAAAGGAATAAGTTCACCATGCGGCAGGGCAACTGCAACGATACTGCCCGTCTTAAATTGCTTTCGCGATTTGATTTGCGGCAGCACTGGGAATGCTGAATCAATGCTGCCGAATCGGTCAAGTATGGTCAGCGTATATTCATACCAGTTTGCTTTGATATGCGCCCGATAACTGCCGCCGCTTTCATCGTTGTAAATCACCAGCTCACGCCATTCAAAAGCATCCAGTTTCCGGGCTGCTCTGACTTTGGCATAAACGATTGCCGGGAGTTTTAGATGTGGGTAATCCTCTGCAAACAGTTTCTTTACAACAGATTTTATCATTTCCGGCAGCATGAAAAGCTCCTCCTTTAGAAATAAATATATGTACGGATAAAACCGGATTCATTTGTAGTGGAAACAACCTTTGAAACCTCAAATTCGCCATTGATACGCGGATGAATTACATTGATTTTATGCGAGTGCTTTACGAAGGGAGCAGAAATCGTTTCAAGCTCCCACACCCCGCTTGTCCGGCTTAATCTGATAATGTTTACGCCGTATTCAAAAGTATAGACCTTTGATTGTTCCGGCTTTTCATCCCAATAGAACACACCGCCCGAAAAGAAAAACGGAACCCGGATATTCCATGCTGCATTTACTGTGTCGATCGCCTGCCGGGCGGTTTGCTTTCGGATGGAAACCAGACGGCGCACCGGGTAATGCCTGCCGGACAGCTTCGCCTTGGAAACGCCCGCCTTTGCAAGAAAAAATGAAATCATTTCCTGTGGCGTGGTGTCCATGAAAGTATCATTTATAATCGTGCTTTCAAGAAGCATCATTTCATCTTTCATGGTGATTTCATCGGCATAAGTACCTCTGTCATATGGCCTGACGGCATAGCCGGTAAAGACCTCATTCAGCACGCCGTTATAGCCCATTTCAATCAAGCAGAGGGACTGGGGATTCAGACTGATTTTTGGCTTATACTGCTTGGTAAAGCGGATTTTTGCCCAATCAAAATATGATGTTTTTGCCGAGTGGATTTCTATTTCAATTCCCTGTGTAAAGCTGTACGGCCCTATATGAGCCGTGACCTGCGGATAATAAAGCGCTGTCGTTTCCAGGGGAAACACCTCCTAAAATGGCATTTTTGCAACTATTTCAAGTGCTGACTTACTTTTTGCATCATCTACAGCAGGCGATTTCCCGCGTTTTGTTTCCAGATACTTTTGATAGTCAGGGTTTAGGGTGCTTTGTGTGTCGGACGAATCTGCCGTTTTGCTGCCGGACTTCTTTGATGCAGCAGCCGAGGAAGCAGAAACCGCCGTAATCGTCTGCGGAATATACTCCCATAATTCAATGTTTACTGCAAGCTGTGATTTCTTGTTTTCGCCCTTGTGGGTGAGCTTTTTGAAAATTACCTTTTCAATACCATGCGCCGCTGTGTCTTCGCTGATAATCGGAATGGGCTGCGGAACACTCTGTCCGGATGAGCGGAAGAGCGTCCGCAGCACGGCATACCGTTCATAGCGGGTTTGCGTCTGTGTATCGTCAATAATCAGTTCAATGTTGATTTTAGCGTCTTCATAACCGGTGGCCTGCTTGGGCTTGACTGCGCTGCCTTCAACTTCCTGTTCGTCCACCTTTGCGGTTTCAGTAACTTCGATACTTTTTAGAAGACCAGGGAGGATGACGCCGTTTAATTTGATTCGTTCGTCTTCAACGTAGATCATAGCCATCCTCCTTTAAGCCATTACAAGCTCCGTGTCGGGATCGTCTCCCGGCTCAATCGTACCATTGCTGCTGGCGTAATCTTCTACATCTTTCAGCAGATTTAACAACAGCTGCAAATCCTTGATTTTCTTGAGATCAACCTGCAAAAGCAGTTTCTGAATAATCACGTTTTTGCTTCCGTTTTCTCCGCTGCCGGAATCCTCATCAGACTGCTTTTCGTCTGAATTCCGGAGGTTGATTTTCTTAGGCTCTTCACGGATCAGCGCGGCGCGTGTCCGGGCAAGACCTTGCTCCATTGCTTCTGCTGGAGCATTCTGCGCCAACGTTAAGCCGTGCGCATACGTTGTCATGGTACGCTGCCCGGAAAGCGTTAACGTTGAAAGCGGCCCTTCCTTTGCATCAGAAAAAGGAAGCATATTGCGAATACTTTGCAAGCCGCCTTTCACCGCTGAAACCGCACTCCCAAAGGCAGAACGGATACCATTTGCAAAGGTAGTTACCACCCGCTGGCCGGACTGGAAAAACCAATTTACAGCCCCGGAAATCATATTGCGGATATTGTTGAGGCCAACTGAAAACGCTGTCCGTACATTCGTAAAGCCTTGCCGGACGCCCTGCACAATCCCAATCATTGCGGACGAGAATTTGTTCCGAACCTCAGAAAGTCTGCCGCCTGTAATCGCATCCAGCGCGGAAAAGCCCATACTGTAAACACTTTTCACACCCTCAACCGCCACCGCTGCCGCGCCTTGCAGGCCGCCGCCGTGGCTCTGATATGCCATCTGAATATTATTGAGCTTTTCAGAAACAGTTGCCTGAACCGATTCCAGCGCCGAACCGACTGCGCTTCCTGCCGCCGTCAATTTCTCAGAAAACCTGTCCCGGATTGCGGACAACTTGCCGTTTGTCAGATTGTCAAGGAAAATAAAGCCAGAAGTGAAAACCGTTTTTACGCCTGCAAGGGCCGCTGCGGCAGCTCCACGAAGCCCGCCGCCATTGCTTTCAAAGGCAGTGCGGATACTGTCAAGCTGCTGGGAGGCGGTTGTTCTTGCTGCGTCCATGACTGCGCCAATCGTGCCGGAAACCGGAGCTAATTTCTCAGAAAACCTGTCCCGGATTGCGGACAGCTTGCCGCCTGTCAGATTGTCAAGGAAACCAAAACCAGAGCTGAATATACCCTTTACACCTTCAATCGCAACCGCTGCCGCACCACGGATGCCGCCGCCATTGCTTTCAAAGGTTGCCCGGATGCGGTTCAGTTTTTCGGAAACTACCGCTTTTGCGGATTCCAGCGCTGAACCGAACCAACTGCCGATTGCACCAAAAATACCCTTTATAAAGTCAATCGCTGCACTGATTTTCTCTTTGACGGCACCAGCCAGTGCAGTCACACCATCACGAAACCACTCGCATTTATTCCACAAAAGAACCAATGCGGAAATTACTGCAACGATGCCGATAACAACCCATGTAACCGGGTTCGCCAGAAGCGCTCCGGCAAGTGAGCCAAGACTTGAAACCATGCCGCCGACCGCGCTGGCAAACGGCCCTGCAATGCTCCGTATGGCCGATATCGCAACGCTGCCGCCTGAACGGATTGCGCTGAATGCGGTTCGAACTGCACCTCCTGCGCCCACCGCAAAAGTCCGTATTGTTGACAGCGTTTTTGGTATCCCTTTGATTGCAGAAATAAAGTTTTT